CGCTCGTAGTTCTGCACACGCTCCCAAAGCACTCCATACTTCACTGGGTCGATCTCATTGGCCATAACTGCATCCATGATGAAAGGTTCCGTATTTTAACTAATTTGTATTAACGTGCAAGGGCGTTTTGGTTTTCCGACTCACCAGCTAGAGCGTTGGTGGGTGTAACGGCGCTTGTTGCGGCACGAGCACCAGCAGCACCCTTAGCGCCCCACGTCGAGGGGTTATTTAACATGCGAAGCACCGCACCCCGCTCAACAGCGGGCAAAGTGTTCAGCATTTCCAACGCACTCTTACCGGACACCATGCCGCTTTTCAACTTGGCTGCAACCTTTGGTCCAAGTCTGCCCTCCAACTCATCCATCGTAAGATTGGCAAACGTGATTTTGGGGTTGAGTGTGTTGCGGATGCGGGGGAAAGTTCTACCCGCCCGTTCAATTATTGCGGCAAGCTCTTCCTTACCGAGTGCTGCTGCGGTTTCCATACCGGCAGTGCGATCAATGTTTGACGCCAGTTTTTCCAAGGTGGGCATTTTGCTGCCCATCTCTTTAAAAATGTCGTAACTGCCAGGGCCAAAAATGGCCTCTACGGCGTCTGTGTTGTCGCCGCGCACAAGGCGCATGTATTCCTGCGGAGAATCCTTGAACAACTTTGCAGCTTCAGCAGCCATTGCTTTTTGGTCGATAGCTTGCATTCCTTGGGAATAGGTCTTGAGGTAATTGCGCCAGCCTGGACCGCCCGGCCCCGCAGCTGTCTCAATCGCATCGTCAATCAACGGCCGAATGTCTTCCAACACTCGACGGGTAACTTTAGCGCTAATCTTAGGGTCTGTCTGTCCCATGATCTGCGCGATGCGCTCGTTGATACCTTCTTTGCGCAAGGTGTACAGGTCGTTGGCGTCGATGACGCCGCCGCCTTTGGCGGTCAAATTGGCAATATCACCTTTAATCGCTTCCAAAACTTTGACGACATTGGGGCTGGCGCGTAGGCCTGGTTGCGACAATCGGGCGTCAATTGCGCCAATGATCGAACCAGCGTCCAAAGGTCGCAGGCCGTAATCTTCCAAACTGCCGATCTGACGCTCGATAAAGCCTGCTTCGGCACGGCGCTGTTTTGCGATGTCAGCAAAAATGTCAGACGTTTCCTGCCATTCTTTTGCGCGATCACCAGCCGACAAGAAGCCGGGCTTACCTTTGGCAGCTGTGGCGGCTTGTTGCGCGGCTTCGGTGGTGGGCGAAACCACAGCTTGACCCGGCAATGCAGCACCAGCTTGACCTACTGCGGGTCTACCTACTTGCATTTCCAACGGACCAATTCGCCGAGCTGCTTCTTGAGGTTGAGAAACAGCGCCTGTGGGCATACCACCGCGCAATGCGTTGACCATCGACGCTTCACGTTGCTGCAACTGTGGAGCAAGTCGGTTTGCCGTTTGAGCAGCTTGGTTGGCTGCTTGCAACTCGACGTTGCGCATATCGGCAGTTAACTGGTTGAGGCGTTTAATCGACGCCTCATATGCAGCACGAGCTTCGGTGGCGTTACCGCCTTCCATCATCCTCTGCAAGTCGGCAAAATCCGCAGCAGCCTGCTGCTTGAGTTTGAGCGACATTTCATCCGTGCGACTGGCAAATTTACCCAGTGCTTGAAAAGCATTTTTCTGCACACCAGCCGTAGCCTGCGCTGCCGTCAGGTCATCAGGCGCGGCGGCTAATGCTGCACGAATGGTTGCAATTTGGTCACCTGCGACATCACGCGAAATCTTGCCCGCTTTGACAGCAGCAAGTTGACCTGTAAAAGCGTCTTTGAGAAAACCCGCACCTTTGGCAAGAGTTTTTACGATTGGAGGTGCTACAAGCGCCGTACCTGCACCAAATAGAGCACCTGATTCAGCTTCTTCTGGGTTAATCAGTGCAGCCGTTGCGCCACCGGTTGCTGCGCCGCCTGCTGCACGAAGGGCAATATCGCCAGCGCGGGTAGCCAGCGGGGCGTTAGCCACTGCTCGACCAGTAGAAAATCCACCAGTGCGAACAGCTTGTGCCAAAGCCGGGGCAAATTTTTTCAAGGGTGCTGCAATTGCACCACCGACCGGAAGTGTGCCTACAACTTGACCACCTACACGTCCAACTTCACCCCCAACCGTGCCGCCGTACTGTTGTTCAAATTGTGCTTTTTGACGCGCAGATTCTTCTCTTGCGCCCTTGATGCCCATCGCTTCTGTGGCTGCAATATATGCAGTATCGGTAATGTCTTGCAAACCCCGATACGCCCCCACAAAAGGCGAATACAACGCCTTAAGCGTTGGGTTTGATGGTGCGGCTGCGTATGGTGATGGACCGCTACGGGGGCCGGGAACCTCGCTTGCCGCGGCAGGCGCTGGCGCGGTAAACAACTTTTGCGCTTGGGCAATAACCTCATCATCACTTGCGCCAGCCGGGCCTTTAATTTCCCGGATGTTGCCTTGCGGGTCGCGTACTTTGTAGATTTGGTCTGCCATACTTACCTCATTTCACTACGGACCAGCCGCCAGTTGCACCACCAGCAGCAGGCGCAGCGCCTTCCGCAGCCATGTCGCCAGTTGCAAACTGACCCTTGCGCTGAACCATCAATCGCCGCACAGTCTTACCGGCTTCTTTTCTAATCTTCGTCGGCAGTGTGGGATCGGCCAATTGACCGGCAGCTTCTTTGTACGATGCGGTGTCCCTGTCGGATTGCGGTCCCTCAAAACGAGGAATCATTTTCAATGCCAAATCAGAGACAGGCGCAATCTTACCAATGGCAATTGCGCCCGGTGTTGCTTGACCAACAAAACCTGCACCAATGTCAAACAATCGACCTGCGCCGCTGCCGGTAGATTGGTCAATCAAACCGCCATCTTTTGTAATGTCGCCCAGTTCCTTAATCGCAAAATCAAGGTCTTTGCCCATTTGAGTTCGTTGCGCTGCGGCTTTTTCAGCAAACGCAGATGGTTTACCTTTAACGGGAGCACCACCTTCACCAGTGACTGGTCTTGCAACAGGTGCACCGCCCGCAGCTAGCCGCGAAGGTAGCGCCACGAGGTTGCCCTGCGCATCCTGTTGATACGTTACACCTTGCGCGTCTTGCGCCAATCGTTGCTGCGCCAAACTGAGTTGACCTTGAGACACGCCCAGTTGTTTTTGCGCAGTGGTTTCGCCGATGGTTGCCGTTTTGTCTAATCTGGTTGGCTTGCCAATGGGGACGCCTTGCGCATTGTAAGTTTGGCGCTCAATGTAGCCTCCTCGATCTGTGTCTTTAGTGGTGACCGCACGTTGCTCAAGTTTGCCCTTAGCATCTAAAGTTTTTGCAATTGCATTGTTTAAATATGCGTTAAATTCTTCAGGTTTAGTCATAGACGCCAGCAATTGAAGGTCTTCAGCAACTTCCTCAACTTTAAACACTCCGCTTTTAACGCCCTTATTAAATTCAGCAATTGCCTTTTGAGGAGACGTTGAAGAGCCTATAACATCCCACGCAGCCTTTAATCTTTTGTTTTGCAGGTCAAATGTATTTTTGTCAATCTCACTCCTAGTTTTTTCTTGCGTTAGTTTAGCTGCTTCTGCCTCGGCTCTAGTTTTTAAGATGCTAGGAATTTGCGCACCGCCGCCACGTTGTGCAAGCGAGGGGATCAGTTTGTTGTAATCAACTTCACCTTTTTCATTAAGCGAAGAAGCGTAGGCGTCTGTCAGTGCGTTCTGCACACTTTCAGCACGTTTCGCTGCGTTAAGCTGGAACCGCGCAAGCTCTTGCGCCTGCTGACCGCCTTGGATTTGCTGCATTTGCGCATACTCAGCCATTGCGTTCCGGGGCTTGAACTCGGACTGGCGAAAACTCATTGCGATGTCGGGGTTAACAAGTGCCATGATTAATCCTTAGCGAACCATGTAGGAAGGTGTGTTGGTAAAACCTTCTTCGGACGTATATCCCATGCCGCCATCGCGTTGAGATAAGAGACGATTGAACATTTCGTTCTGCTGTTGCTGTTGGTTGTAGTTCATGTACTGACCCAACGCGCCGCTTAGTGCGTTGGCCCCGCCCATGTAACCAGATGCGCGAGCCTGCGCTGAAGCGCCCATTGCTTGCCCCACATTACTTGCCATTGTTTGACCGGCTGCGCCCAACTGAGTAGTTGACGTTTGACCAATACCAGCCAGCGATTGCAACGGATTTAAACGCGCGTTGCGTTCAGTTTGGTAACGGTTAAAAGCGTTTGTGTATTCTTGCGATCCAAGGTCTTGCCCGAAGCGTTGAATGCCTTTGAGTGTTGCGCCCGACAGCAGACCACCACGGGCCGCAGCAGATCGCTCCAAACCCTTCATACCTTCGGACATGCGGAAGGCATAGCCGGGGTCAGCTTGAAACTGCTCCATGCCAAATGGCGTATACCTAGACGCTGCCTCAAGTTCTGGCAACGCACGCACGCCAGCCTCGCGGAACGGGGCTTGCAATTGAAGTTGGCGTTCAAACTGCTGATTTTGCAAATCCGCAGCGTATCTCGCAGCATCAGACTGCACGCCAGCAGCCTTGTTTGCAGAATATGCTCCAAGTAGCGCGTTTCCTCCTAGCGCAAGTGGGGTTGCGTATTTACCCAGCGTACTCATAAGACCACCAGCACCGGCGGCTCCGATACCTGCGCCGATACCAGAGGCTGCCCCCGCACCAAGACCTTGAGCACCGCCCATGCCTGCCAGACCAGTTCCAATACCCGAGCCAAGCCCTTGAGCGCCGCCCATACTAGCAAGGCCAGCGCCGCCACCCGCGCTAAGACCTTGAGCACCACCCATACCCGCAGCGCCAGAACCAGAGCCAAACATGCCGGTAATACCGTCTAGCCCACCAAGAGCTTGATACCCATAATAGCCAGCGGCCAGAGGAATAGCTGCGTTGTAAAAACCGATTGCGCCCCCACCGCCGGGGTCCATGCCTAAAACGTCATCGGCAATCTTGTCACCCAGCACATCTCGGGCCACGCCGTATATACCGCCACCGCCTGGGTCAAGGCCAAGAATATCGTCGGTAAGTTTGCTCCAAAACCCCATAGCGTTCTCCTTAGGTCACTTCGCGGCCAGAAACCCGCATGTTGATGGCGGTGGCGGTTCCAGCGATTGTACTGATGAAGTCGCCAGGATTCAAAACCTGTCCGACCAACTCGGGAAACGTGTAGACCTCGGACGGCTGAAGCGTCTTGGTCTTGGTGATCAGGTTGCTGTTGCCAGCGGAGAACGACACAGTGACCAAGTTGACCGCGATCGTGGCAGCACTGGCGCTGTAATTGGTCGCAGTGAACTTGTCGATGATCGTGGTCACACCGTTGGCGGTGTACTGGGTTGTCTGGCTGTTTGCCACATCTTTCGATGGCACCAGATTCTTGACGATGACGGTCATTAGGGTTTCTCCTTATTCAAGCATCAGGTAGCTGCGGGAGTCTTGCTTCCACTTACCTAGGGTTGCATCGTAGATCAGCTTGTCGCCGTCCGATGGGTTCATGGCGCTCACATCGGCCAATTGAGCCAGCATAGCGGTTACTTGGGCAGGTATCAACGACAACGCCTCAATCTGCTTTTGCATCTCAGCCACTTGCGACACTAGATCGCTGGAGCTTGGCTGTGTCTGCACTTCCTGCGTTAGCGTCTGAAGCACTGCGTCATAGCTGGCAATCAGCGACTCAGCACTAGGACCGACAACGGGGTCGTTTACGACATCGTTCGCTACGTTGTTCAGCGACAAGAAGAACAAGTACCACGCCCTGCTAATCAAGCCCGTGTTGGGGTCAACCAGCGGTTCCCGTGGAGGCGTGATGATGGGGTTAAGCATTGGTCGGACTCAGGATCAGTTCTGCGCCCATGATGGCGATCTTTACGGGGTCGGTGCCCGACACCTCGTAGACGCGATCACGCAGCTTCAGAGTCATGCCCAGTCTGCGCCAGATGGCACGGCGATAGTACTCACCGATCTTGCCGATGCTGATCCAGTGCTCGTTGGACCATGTGTGCCCACCATCGTCGCTCCATCGCAGCATGACCTGTGGGTCGCTGCCTTGCGTGATAACTGTTTGCTGTTCCGCAATAAGTCTGTCATCAGCCTCGGTGACTAAGTAATCGTCCGATTCGGTTTGCAGATAGATATTTTCAACCCTTGTAAATCCATTCAAACCAGTACCCGACTCGCAGTCAAGCTGGAGGCTGTGGTGCGCGGTGCGCTTCAGATTGTTCTGACCGGTGGGCAGTGCTCTCCACGAGCGCAGCCACTTTTGGATCTGCCCGTTGTCCGAGTAGTCTTCCAAGTCAAACGAGTAAATGTTGCCGTTCTCAAAGTCACCCACAACGATCTTGTTGTTAAACGACATCTGGCAGTTGCTGCGGTGACGGGTAAACGCACCATTGACAAACCCTGCCCTCTCGTGCCATGCCTGTGTGGCGGCATCGTACACCCATGTGGTGTTGGCCGTGGGAAAGATGAGCACGTAGAAGTTGTGGCCGTCTTGCTGGTACGTGTACCCGATGGCGTCAGTGATGTCAGCGTACTGCTGAATTTGCCACTCGACAGCATGTGTCGAGATGCGCTGACCAGCGTAACCGTTGGCCCGGTAGACCATGCCTTGCCCACGGCGGTCACGGCCAAGCCAGAACAGGCCGTTGTCCATCTTGGCGATAGAGTAGGGGGCAGCGCAGCCCAACTCATTGAATGCGCCGGGGATGCGCTCAAGAGGGAAGTCAAGCGCACCGGTGTCAGACCAGACTTCAATTGAGTTCGTGCCAAAGGCCCAGACCTCGCGGAAGTTGGCAATCACAGCCACCAGGCCGTCAGGTGACCCTTCGGTGCTGGCAAACTCCAGTGGGTCGATGGACGTACCGTCCAAAAGGGCTGTGACCCACATCTTCTGGCTGTTCGGCTCGTTGAACACAAAGTAGCCGTCCAGATAGGCCACAGTCACTGCACCAGGGAAGTCCGGGTCAGTGATCTGACCAAATGCGTTTGTGTCGGCGTTGTAGATGAAGCTGGGGCCATTGCAGGCAATGAACAACTGTGTGCCGTTGTCGGCCATGCTGACAGGGCCAGTTCCTGCCACGTTGCCGATCAGTGTGGGGGTGTAGGCGTTGTCGATCTTGAACAACTGGGTGCCCGACACCACAAAGCCTGTGCCATCGTTTGACGAGAATGCCCACAGGCCACGGATCGGGCCATTGCCGATCGTGTTGAGCAGGTTGAGGCCGGGGGCGCGGTTCAGGAACGCAGGTTCTTTGCCAGCCTCGGGCACAATTTCTGGGAACAGGTTGACCATGCGGGCATCCGCAGCGTTGATGCTGCGGGTGACGTATGACGATCCAAGTATAGGGGACTTTATGATATACTCCTACCGCAGCAAGGAGCCACACTATGATTGAATGGAAACCACTTGTAGGACATGACAGCGACTACGAGGTAAGCAACGAAGGAATTGTACGCCGGGTCAGTTCCCGAGGGAAGTTTCACCAGCGGTTTACGCCAGATCAATTGGAGGCAATTAAGACCAGTTACACCAAGGAAAAAAGCCAGCGAAAAGTAGCTGCGTTGTTTGGTGTTAGTCAAATGACCATAGGAAAGATTGTTCGTGGGCTTGCTTACGTGGACGCCAACCATGTGCTTGCGCCCGCGCTGCGCAAAGATGGTTACTGGTTTGTTACTTTGTCGGTCGATGGGGAGCACACTCACAAAGCCATTCATACCGCAGTTGCTGAAGCGTTTTTGGGCGGCAGACCACACAATGCTTGGATAAATCACAAAGACGGCAACAAGGCTAACAACTGCGTCAAAAATTTGGAATACATGTCGCCCGCAGGAAATAGCCAACACGCGCTGTATGAACTTGGCAAGTCGAAAAAATTGAGTTTTGATCAAGCCAAAGACATCTGGTACGCAAAACAAAGAGGCGAAAAACGCAAAGACATTGCGGCCAAGCACAACGTATCCATCCACATGGTCACTGCCATATGGATGGGTAAGTCGTGGTGGCACGCTAGATGAATACATACTTGTTAAAAATTTCCAGCGTAGATGTTGAAACGCTGACGCGAGGCCACAATGGCGTACGGCAGGCTCATGATGTCATCAGGGTTGTTGATGCGCTTGAGGTCACGCTTGCTGGTCATAGCGATACGCATGACCTGTGGGCTTGGCTCGACGCCAAACTCAGGGGCGATCTCCATCGCCAAGTTGTAGGCAAACGCACGCAGGTAACCTGGCGGGAAGAACAAATCTGTCGCCAAGGTGGCGGGGTTGTCCAGCTCTTGCACCGACACAAAGTGCCACTCCAAGTCTTGAGTGGGCCGGGGGTAAATAAACATCTCCGCATTGGGATACGTCATGTTGACGAAGATCACCTGCGGGTATGTAGACGTTACCGTCTTGACCGCAATGCCGTTGTACTGCTGCTGGTTAATGAACTTGACGCCATACGACACGCCGTTGGGCGCTTTGAAATATGTAGAGTCATCGAACAAAACTGGGCGAAGGCCCACAAAGTCACCAGACGGGCCAAGGGTGCGGCTCAGAAGACCAGACGGCCATGTGAAAACTTGATCCTGGGTGCAAAAGACCGACAGACGTTCGGTGTTCCACGACTCAATCATTTGCTGCATGGCCATCAAGGCGTCTTGCGACATGGAGGCAGATGGCGTTTCACCTTCGGCAAGAATGCCAAGCAAGCGGAATGCTCGATTGATTTGGTCGCCAGCGGTGTAGATTGCCATGTTCAGACTCCTTCGGTTTCAGCTTTGCGCGTGTATTTGCGCTTCACAACGAGTGTGTTGGCCGCTTCTTCGGGAGCCGAAGGCGTGTCTGGATTGTATCGCACCCAGCCATTTTTTTCATCTGCTTCGGCTTCAGCTTCCATGTTGGCAACTTTTGCCCCATGAATTTCATGCGTCATGTAAATTACAGGCATTTCTATCCTTCAAAAATGGGGGTGATTAGCCCCCATTTGACTTTACAGAACGTGGAGCACAGCAAAGTTGATTACAAAAGCCTCAGACAGCGAACCGCCCGAAAGGTTGCGAATTGTGATTACGCAACTTCCAGTGGTTTTGCTAGAAATCCAGCAGTTGTATGCACCAGCAGTAGCACCAGACGAAACGCTCAAAATAATAACGTCTTTTACGCTGATTGTGCTGTTGGTCAAAGTGAACGACACGTTTGTGATGTTAGCCAACGCCGCATTGTTCAAAGTGATCTGACCGGCAGATTTGTTCAGAGTTACCCCTGTAGACTTGTCTGTCAATTGAGTCACTGTGCCGCTTGCTTCTGCGGTGTAGCCCAACTCGCCACCAGCCAGTACAAAGTTAGACCCAATGATGTCTTGGTCTTCAAAAGCAACGCCAATTGATTTGGTGTTAGAGGTCATGATGTTTCCTTGTAAAACGGGGACCGAAGCCCCCGTTTAGGTTTAGCCAAGACGATACACAACGTAAGTGCCGTCACCGGTCTTACGGAAGCGGAACAACTGGCTGGTTGTCACAGCAATGGCAACCAAAGCGTTGCCGCCATCGGTCACACCAGTGTTGACAGCCAAAGTCACTGCACCGGACGAAGTGCCGATGTTGACAATTGCCAAGTCAAATGTGCTACCAACAGCGGCGTTGGGAACAGCAGCGTCAATTGCAGTGCCCAAAGGCAGCGTGTATGTTGCAGCAGAGGTGGAGGGGTTAGCCACCAACATCTGATTGCAAATTTGTGCTGCTGTCAGGGTTGCAGTAGCCGTAGCTGTCTGAGGGGCAGCCATTGCGCCCATGATAGTTTCTTGGCGGTTGCCTGCACCAACTTGATAACCGCCTGCGCCGTTAGGGAGAGCCATGATAATTTCCTTTAAAAAGATAAAAACGAGTGAAAGGGGACCGAAGTCCCCGTTTCAATTTAGCCCCACATGCGGACGGCCATTTGTGGGCGAATCACGCTGTAGCCGTACAAAACGTCAATACGGCAAGGCAGGCGGTCGTTGTTGATGTCGTACTGGCGCACGATACGCAGGCTGATACCGTTGTGCACAGCGCGAGCAGCCATGTCAACACCTTGTGGCAACAGCAAGTCGGCTGTAGCGAAGGTAATGGCATCCTTGTGGTACACCAAGTTCTGAGCGTACTGGCTAGAAGCAGCACCCACGAACACGACAGCTTTACCGCTTTGTGGCAGAACGTCCACGGTAGCAAGTGCGTTGCTGGCCGAGTACATAGGAGCCACAGTGATGGTGCCAGCGCCGGAGCCGTTCAGGGTCACATCAGCAACAGCGACGAACTGGAACAACGAACCAGTGGACTCACGGGTCTGTGGGTTCACAGCGAAGCAGTCAGCCACGGTGAACACATCGCCCAGCTTCACGGTGTCGTTTGCACCAGCGCCGGTCACAACAATAGATGTTGCGCCTTCAGCGGTCACAGCAGCGGACAAAGTGCCGCCAGTAGCGTCACGCGAGCCGGTAGTGAACTGCTTGATCGACTGAGACATGTTGATCTCGTTCAGACCCAACACGCCAGTGCCCATCATGCCGTTCTTGAATTGCTTGCTGATAGTGTCTGTTGGGTTGAACAGACCTTTCAAGCCTTCAACCAAGCCAGCGTTAGCAGCAGGGTTCACGGTTGCGTAACGTGGGTCCATCACAGCAGCGTTCTCGTTCAGCTTCTGCTGGGCTTGCAACAGCACCAAAGAAGTCGAAGGAGTGGTGCCAGGTGTACCAACGGTGTTGCCGATGTACTTGTAGCTGTTGGCCACATCGGCGTCGATAGACGATGCCAACTGGCTGATACGAGGCTTCAAGACACGCTCTGCGAAGTCGTCCAACTGCATGGTCAATTCAGCGGATGTGAAGTTGACGCCGATGTGCTTTTGGCTGGAGACAGTCAAAGTGGTGAACTGTTCGTTGTCGTCCTGAACTTGCAGGGCGGCACCGTCAGTCACCAGAGCGCGGTCGGGCAGGCGAATACGCAGGGTAGAACCGATCTTCGCACCTTCAACAGCGAAGCTGTCGTCGTACTGGCGGTTCACGTTGCGGGTGATCACGAGGTTGTTTTCAAGTATTTCCAAACTTTTTCTTGTGATCATGTCGATCGTCAGGATAGAGTTACTCATTTTGACATTCCTTATTTCAATGGTAAGATGAAGTCTTTGCAATCATCCAGATTACAAATTGACCTAGCGGTACTGCGCTTGCTGCTTCTTTATCTGCCTTGCACGTTCCGCTTCAATCCACTGCGAGGTCGTCATGCTCTTGATAGAGCGTGGGTCCGTAGTGTCATGTGACGGCGCTCCAGAGGAGCGTGCAGTAACAGGTGAAATCGGCGCTGGCGCAGATGTGGTTCTTTTCACCGGGGGATCGTTAGACAACTTGGCCTCAATCTTCCCGATTTCTTTCGCCTGTGCGAGTGGCGACAAGCGAGATATGCGATCAGCTTCCTTGGGGTTACTACCTAGCCAATAGGCCAGATCAGGTCCAAGGTCAGACGCTTTGATGGTTTCAGCCATCGCATCGGTGACTCGAAGATTCGGGTTATACGCAACTTGGTCAAAGTCATCGTATTTAGACCGGGCTTCTTCCT